GCCGAGCCTCACCTTACTGGATGGTGCGATCACAGGCACAGGAGTTCCCAGTCCTGATGAGATTGTTGTAGACTCGACAACTGACTTCCCGACCTCCGGAACCTTTACCGTTGACAGTGAGGACATATCCTATACTGGTAAGACAGCTACTAAATTTACAGGCATAGGCAGAGGAGAGAATGGCACTACTGCTGCCACTCATTTAGACGATGCTCCTGCATTTGTCAACGTCTATGTAAAATCCATGCGAGCATTCCGCTCGTTCCTGGTGGGATTGAATGTAAAGAGAGGTGGTGTCAACTATCCTCGGTTGGTCAAGTGGAGTACGGAGGCAGGCTTACAGTCTGTGCCATCCTCCTGGAATGAGACAACCAGTACGGTCGATGCGGGTGAATTTGAACTAGCAGATACGAAAGGCGATATATTAGACGGTCTCCAGTTGAGAGACACGTTTATGATTTACAAGGAAGACGCGACCTACTCCATGAGTTATGTCGGAACTCCTTTCATCTTTTCCTTTCGGCAGCTATCTCCCACGATTGGAGCGATAGCCAAGAACTGCGTAGCAGAGTTTGATGGTGGTCATGCGATCTTTGGTAAAGGCAACTTCTATATCAACGATGGTCAGAGGCTGAAACCAATCCTGCCACAGAAATTGAAAGAGTATGTCTTCACAGAGATAGATGGAGCGCAGGTCAATAAATGTTTTGTTGCGGCTGACTATGGGCGAACAGAGATACTATTCTGCTTCACCTCAGACGGTGCGCCGACAAACCAACCTGACAGAGCTGTGGTGTGGAACTACATAACGAACACCTTTGTAATCAGAGACCTCCCAGACGTTGCCCACATGGGTTATGGGAACGTAGGAAACCCAACCACCTCTTCAAGTTGGGCTTCGGCAACTAATCCATGGTCCACAATAGCAGGCCCGTGGACAATGAGTTACGACCTTCAGGATAAGGTGTTATTGTTTGTTGATCCCAGTAATACGAAGCTCTACAGAGACAGGTCAGGCAATCAGGAGGATACTACAGACATGGTGTCCTTTATAGAGCGGACTGGTATTACATTGAATGCGAGTGGGCAACCTGACCACACCACAGTAAAGCGTATCAGCTCTATCTGGCCGAAGATGTCCATCAACAGTACCAACGAGATCAACGTGTACCTGGGTACTCAGATGAGCACACAGGACGGTGTGAGTTGGAGTTCTCCAGTGACCTTCAATCCCGACTCCCAAGCTAAAGTTTCGATACGAGGAACTGGCAAGCTGTACGGTGTACGCTTTGAGTCTACTACAGATATGAACTGGGAACTGGATGGTTATACCATTGAAGTGGAGGACGCAGGCAGGAGAGGATCGAGGAGTTACACATAGTGGCTACTTATGCAGATCGAGTAGAGAAGAGTGTAGTCAGGTATGAGCCAGGACCACTACCAGAACAGGTGGATGATCTTGGCGGGTATCTTGTCACAGAGCTGAAAAGACTCGGCAACATCATACTTAACCAATCCATCTTCCGTCTTGAACGAACCCACATCGAGCCGACCAAACCAAGGAATGGGGATGTACGCTACGCAGACGGCACCGATTGGAATCCAGGATCAGGAGAAGGAATCTACTTTTACAACGGAACATCATGGGTAAACTTGTAACAGAACTCCAGGCCGAAACCACCCCAAGCAGGCAGTGTAAGGTCGCTCTTGTCAACCCGGAAGACATAACCTACGTCTGGGACGACGCACTACCACTCCTCAACAAAGCTCTAAAGCATTCAGAAGGAGAGCTAGAGGCAGAAGACCTGATAAAGCATCTCGACACTGGCGACCTCAGAATGTGGGTAGCCATGAAGAACAACGAGATCATAGCCTGCATGATAACAGAGATCATTACCTATCCCAGAAAGAAGATCGTCAGAGTTATTACTCTTTCAGGAAAGGATATGGATATATGGTACGACTTCTTACCCATGCTAGAAGGCTATGCTGTAAACAATGAATGCTCTTCGCTAGAGGCGTGGACCAGGAAAGGAATGACGAGGAAGCTGAAGGATTGGAAGCACTCGTATGACATCATAACAAAAGATATTAAGCAGAGGATGCAATAATGGCAGTTAATCCAGTATCACAACCTTTATCGCCAGGACTACTTGAAGTAGACTACAGCCCATGGGATGCCGCCGCAGCAGCCAGGTCCGGTGCACCCGGTGGTTTGTTAGGAAGTCCTGCAGTAGCACCTCTTTCTGCGCCATCCTGGACGGGTGGAACTAGATATGGAAACTATGTTAGAGGTTATCCTGATCTCATGACGAACTTCATGGCTCCAACAAATCCATATCCTAATATACAGGATTATGGAAAGTGGCATTACACCACTCATGGGATAGGGGAAGGCCGCACCTTACCTACGGCCAATCCTAATGTATCTTTAGGAGATATTATGGACACAGCTCCAGGAGCATTAGGTTATGGTTCTTCAGGATTACCAATGCCAGATGTGGAAGGGTACAAGTATGTCTATCCCAAGTGGGAGTGGAATTCAAGTTCCGGGTATTACGAATCAAGAGGACATGAAGAGGATATAGATAAGTATCAGTATTATCCTTACTACCCAGGTGATCCGAGTGCTCGTCTTTATGATGATAAAGGAGCGATGATGAACAACATACTGGTTGGGCTAAAGCTCATCAAGAAGTAGGAGAATACTATGTCAGGTGGATCAAAAGTACAGACAACAAGATCAGAACCGTGGACGGAACAAAAACCGTACCTCACATCGGGCTTCAAACGAGCAGAGGATTTATATGCTGCCGGAAAGATGACCCCGGACTACTATAGTGCGGGTCCAACGGTAGCGGGTTTCGATCCTGCTCAATCCGCAGCACAGACCGCACAGTATGGCTACGCTACTGGCCCACGCCCAGGCAATCTCATGGCAGGTGCGGAGACTACCGCTCTTGATACGATGGGTGCAGCCAGGGGTGCGATGGGGTATGGTGCAGGACTGGCCGGTCCTCTCTCTGAGGCGCAGTATGCGGGACTAACACCGTACAGTGCCACGCAGTATGGGCAGCTCCTGTCTGGTGAGGTCGACCCCACTACATTCGATCCTCTTGCCGACGCTTACAGAACACAGGCGATGAACCAACTGACTGGTCAGGTTCTACCAGGAATACGACAACAGATCACTCAATCGCAGCCGGGTGGTGGAACGAGAGGTGATATCGTTCAAGCCAATGCCGTGGCCGCAGCCCAACAGCAGATATCTGACAACCTAGCTAAAGCAGAGTTCCAGGCATACCAACAGGCGCAGGACAGAAGTCTTGCTGCTGCACAGATGGGCCTTGGCGCGCAGCAGGCGGGTATGGGTTACGGTATGGCGGGGGCAGAGGCAGGTAGTAGAGCATTAAGTCAGTACCCATCAATCATGGGTGCTCCTCTGTCAATGTACAGTGCTATGGGTGATGTTGGTGCTCAGAGACAGGCACAGCAGCAGGCAGAGATACAGGCTCAGATGGCTCAGTATGGCTATGAGGCTGAACTGCCAATGATCGGGCTTCAGAACTATCTTGCCGGTATATCTGGTGAGTATGGTGGCCAGAACCAAGCAATAGGACCGGGTGGTCCCAGTCCATTAGTCAGCGCACTGGCCGGTGGCCTGGGTGGCATTGGCGGTGGATGGCCCGGTATGATTGCAGGTGCCGCTATGGGTGGCTTGAGCGCATTATAGGAGATAGATTATGGCACAACCTTTTTGGCAGATGATACAAAATAGATTTCGAGAAAGAAATCCGTTTAATATAAAAACCTATGATCCAACAAAAGCGACTATGGTGGATGGTAGGGATGTTACTGTTGGTGGTCAGATACCATTTGCGGAAACATCAGCTGCGAGAGCGATGCAGGAAGAAGGTATTCGTGCCGCTTCTGAACGAGAGCGAGATAAGTTCAGGAGAATGCGAGCTGCGGATATAGGAAGCGTATCATCTCCAGAGTTCAAGCAAAGACAACAGTTGGGTGGTTACAAGCCTATTGGTTCTGATCCTGCTGAAGATCAGTACGATAAACTCTTGAGGATGATGTTCATGCAGCAACTAATGGCGGGTTCTGCGGGTGATCCTCCACCACAACCTTACACAGTACAAGTAGGTCCGGCATCTAGGGATTTCGCGCCACTGAATATGTACGGGAGGGGATTATAATGGCAGGATTCTGGGACAGCTTTCAAGGAATACTAGGGCCGCATGGATTCAAAGGGTGGCAGGGAAAGGATTTCTTTGACGACGAGAGGTGGAAGTTCAAGGCAACTCCAGAGTGGGAGAACCCAAATGTCATGGGTGCTGCGCTTGGTCGTCCGGCAGGAACATATAACTATCAGCCAAGGGGTGGAATACCCTCCAAACCCGGTGCAAGTATAGCGTCAACGCGCCCCAGAACGATACGTCGGCCACAAAGTCCACAGCCAAGAAGGCTTGATCCTCGCGCAG